GGTAATAACTCTGAAGCCGATTGTAACATTATACCGATTGCGGTCGGAATCATCTATAATTTGAATTGTTACCGAATCAACGCGAGGCTCGTACTGAGCAATTACTCGTTTAATTGATTCTCTGATGGCAATTGCCGTGAGCCGGTCGGCTGGTTCGAACAGTAGCGATCTTAAATTGGAACCGAGTTTCGGCTGAAAAGGACGCTCATTATAGTTTGTAAGAACTAGGTTCTTTACGGCTGCTCTTACGGCATCAATATCTATCAATGGAACAATATCACCAAGCTGTCCTTCTTCTCTCACAATCGGATATATCTGTAAGGATAGATCCAAGTCGGTATATTGACGATTCTTGGAGACAATCGCGGCTCTCCGAGCCAATACCGATTTATCTGAAAGAGGGTCTTGTAATATAGCCATGAGTTACCTATTTATAAGTGTTTACCCACAATTAACCGTTGCGGTAGATGCTGCAACGTGACCGCAGGACGCCTTATCCCCCGACCGAGAAACACCCTTACCACCAATAAAAACCTTGGTCGATTTTTCTATCATCTTGGCGCTTGAATGGACTCCGGCACCATGAGAAGCTATTGGATCTTGATCCACGACAATAGCTTTACCATTTGCAAAAACCGTGGATTGGGTTGCGGTAACCTTACCTCCGACAATGCTTTGATCTAATAATACTGCTGGCATATTATGCAGATTTTTTGTTTTGCTGGTAATCCGAATGATTAAGAACCAACACTTTATTACGGTTGAGCAGTAATTCCGTAAGAACGATATAATCCGAATAGTTTCCAAATTCGGGATTCATATTTAATTTGTTTTTCTCGACCACAAATGCTTCGTTATTTGGATTTATTAAATACTGTTCATAAATTTTACGCCAAGCAACTATAGAACCAATTGCTTGAACCTTGTCAAGATAGATCTTCTGATGGGTTTTGTGTGTACTGTTTACAGCAATTTCTTCGGCTGTAAGTAGACCTGCTGCCTCTAATTGGTCCGAACTCATTCCAAAACTTTTCATTTTGTTTCCAAAAACGCCAGTTGGAGTCTTACCACTTACATTTGTGTCAAATTGTTTTTCGGCTATTTTGATTTCTTTAATTAAAGGCGTATGAATTTCATCTTGATAAGATTTTTCCACCTTGGTTGCATAATCGGTTACAACTGTATAACTAAAACCCGAATTGCTTATTGTAGTGTCCGAAGTTTTATCGACTATCGTAGGAACCACAGAAACCGCAATAGGAGGACTTTCATTCGGAATAATTGCAGCCTTAGATTCAATGGAAATTGCACCTGTTTCAGGATTAATCTTGATGTTTGGTAGGTCTTGGCAATAGTCCAATGGAGTTTTACTGAATAGATCGGTTGCCCTTGTGATGTACCCTTCAAGATCCGGAACCTTTCCTTTCCAGCGATTCAGTATTGCAGCAATTGTCGCGGGCGATGGGTTGTTCTGAAGTGAAGCTAGATCGGATTGGAAGGAATAAAACTCTTCGATCTTTGGCTGAATTGCCAACAGTTTTTCATTTGCGGTATTGATTAAAGTTCCCAATGTACCGAGTGCGCCTTTACCGCTGGCAAGTTCATCCTTAATTTTGTTTTGAATCAGTGTTAAAGCATCGAGTGCTGGATTCTGACCGCACGGAAGATTCACCGAAACTATACTTGTCGGAATACTCGGAAATTGTGGTACCGATGGGATTGACGGGATGGATATATTCTGTAATGTAGCCATTTTAGTTCAGATTGATTGTCGAACCATTAATTGTTACGGCACCCGAAGCGGTAACTCCGATTGTGGATGAGCCATTTACAGAAATTGCTCCGGAGACCGTAGTGTTCTGGGTCGAACCGAATGTCTCAGTTACGGCACCATCAATTGTCATATTCAGCGTTGAAAGAGATTCGATCTTCATATATTCCTTTGATACGAAAACCAAATGGCCATTGGTGGTTAGTTCGAGATGAGAGCCCGTGAACTCCTGTCTCTTACCCACAACGATATGACTATCGTCTCCTCCCACAAATAAATCTAAATTGCCGCCTACGGTCTCCGCCTTATTCTTGTCAATAAGTATTGTTGCATTACCACCAATGCGTTCGATTGAATTGGAGGTAATGTTGGAAGCAAACTCTTGGCCAATTTCAATCTGTTCCGATTTACCAATTTTGGACTGACGCGAGCCTTTAATGTATTCAGTTTTGTTACCTTCAACCTCAAGATGATAGTTACCCTTTATGAGATGTCTAAAGTCTCCGTCAACAGTGAGATTGGCAGAACCTTTAATGTAGATATTGTCGGCTCCTATAATAACCGTATAGTTATTACCCACAACTGTAGTGGTCTTATTACCGGCATAATCAATTTCATAATAGGTACCCGACTTATGCATCTCAAATAGGCGTTCCGCTCCGGAAGTGTCATCCATTTCTTTCACATGACCCGATTCGCTATGAAACGAGTGGTTACTCGGATAGATGGGGTTTACTATGGTATCAACATCCCAATTGCTCCATGTATTTCGGGTATAATATGAACTTGCTTCCGGTACCGCGACGGAAGATAGTTTACCCGGAACCGCAGTTTCAATCTTTTCCTGGCGCAGTTGTTTCCGTTTTATGTAGCTTTCGGTCTTGGAAAACTCGCTTCTAGATTCTTTGGGTAGATCAATGGTACCTGGATTCTTAGGATGAACATTACTTGGATCCGAAAAACCCTTTAGTGGATTACCACCCATTGTCATTGATGGAACTGTGCCCATCACAATTGGATCCTGTGCAGATTTACCGTCACGAAAAAAACCTATTACCCATGAACCTCGAAGAACACCCGTTGCCGATTGGCCAATACCGCTCATACCCGCGGAGGTAACGGGAGTCATTACTAATGCCCAAGGGAGTGATTCTGTCGGAATTTCCGCTTTATCATCGGTATGGTAACCAAAGCAACGGACCCGAACTCTACCCATTTGCATAGGGTCAATAATGTCCTCAACCACACCGGTAAACCAAGCAAACTCACCGCCAATATATTGATCAAGACTGTTCATATACGAATTGTTCTAAATGAAAATGGTAATGAATCCTTCTTTATTTTAAGGTCCATTGTATATTCTTCCGAGAATTTATGCGCAACCGCGGTTACCACATACTTACCCGAGAAGAATTTATCCTGCATTTTATCACCTTTACTGTTATCGTTCTGTACGGTTGCTTCAGGATCAATCGATGGTGAAATGCTTAGATTGATTGCAATACCTGAATTGACCTTAAAATCACCAGCCAATGATATATCATGGATGATCGAATCCAAGTTTTCAATATGAGCCTGTGCTTTATTGATGGATCCATCCAGAGTCGGAGCATGGTAATTACCTTCCACACCATTAAATGCATTGTGGTTGGTCGATACAAAATTAATTTTAGAGTTCGGATAGTTTGCCATCGTTTCGGAAGTATCTTCTGGCCAAAAGAAAGGTGACAGAATTTCATTGGCGTCCACCGAACTCATTTTCTTAAATTCGTTCTCATAGTTAAACACACTACGAGTAAGAGTCTTTGTTGAAAGATCAAGATAGTTTGTGGTGGAAGCATATGCACCATTGGAGCCAGCAATGTATTTTGACATTCTAAAGTCAGAACTCATTGTCATAATTCTTCTTGCACGTTCTTTATAATCGGCTTCTATATGCGCATCGTTCTGTCTGTCCGACACGAGAAATTTACCATCTCTGTATTCTCGGTATGGTTGCTTTAATGCCATATCCGTCTGAGCATCCAAACGTATATCACCATTTAATGTCTGATAACAATAGAAAGGACTGCCGCTTCCATCATAGGCTCTCCGTAATGCCCAAAAGATAGCGTCCAATGGGTTCATATTCGGAACAATAAACTTAGCAGAAACTGTTGCCGCACTAGAAATAATGACCTTTTTAGGATCGACTCCGAGGTCGGTAATAAGAACACCCTTCACAAAGTCTCCGATATTTCCCGAATATGCACGGGAAATACGTTTCAGTTTTGAGATAAATGCAAATGGTGAAATACCTGTAATGCTATACACCTGCAAACGGTTATTCATTTTACCGAGAAGAGGGTATTCGCTTACATAGAAATTTAAATTAATAATCTCCTCGTCGTTGGATCCAAAGTCTTTTCGGGCAAGAATAACGTTGATCTTTTCTTGGCCCGTAAATTGGTATTCTTCAACTAAATTTACTGGGTCCTTTACATTCATTGTAAGCACCAGAGATGATCTATAGATGCTTTCAGTAATTGTAAAATCGGTTACTAATGACCGAATATCAGCCTGGTCACCCGAATGATTCGTAATTGTGACCTCTTGTAAAGAATACGCCGTAGGCAATAATGCCACCGACGAATTAATTGAAATGCCTGTAATATTAGCCATTTAACAGATTCTTGTATGCCTGCGCAAACTGATAAATTGCTTTTGGACGAACTACTCGGATTTTTGATCTTTCTTCATTCAGAGTTGTTTCATGCTGAAAATTAGAAATTGCCGTAAGGTCTCCGTCTGTGGTTCCGGGTTGTACTCCGGGTCCGCCATTATCTATGGTTTTACTTTCATCAATGTTTAAGGCATTATATGAAATAAGACCATTCGCATCTTCGTAGTGGTGCGGAGCATCGCGATGAGAATATACCTCATACGTTGAAACAATATCACCTGATAAGTTACCTCTGATGTTTTCGGAGATTAACTGATTGGGATTTCTTGTATCGGCAAGAAAGGTACCCGTTACACTTCTTAGTACCAATTGGCACATCTGAACATTCTTTTCTTTTAGAATACCAGTGGCTCCCGAAGTCATACCAACGATAGTCTCACCCCGGAAATATGAATGTGATGCCACATCAAATCTGTCAATAAGGTTGAATCTATCTGCCAGAGAATTTGCAACCTGGGCGATTAGACCATCTCCCGTGACAACGTATTTTGGACGAGTCTGAATAACTGTACCACCATACTCAAGATTCATATAATCTTCAAACTGAGTTCCCGTCATCGGCCAACCGGAAAGACCATTCTTTAAGTGATCGTTACAAAGAAAAAAGGTCCAATAGTATTCTGGGGTACCGTAAAGAGCATTCGATACGATGTCAGGACGATCGCCGTCCTTAATGTCGTAATACTCATATGTTGCAAGGTCATCAAAAAAGGTCTCATCAATTTTGATAAAACGAAATAAATCAACGATTGTTGTATCTATTCCGTTCTGTTCAAAATCATAGGTGGTTTTCGGAAACTGTCTGAAGAAGGCCATTGTATTATTTTGTTGAGAGCGCTGCAATTTCCGTACGGGTCAGAGCTTTAATCTCTTGGAATTGAATGGCAACATCAACCTCAAGAGGGCTTCCATCATCATGGAACATATTAGTCGAAGAATTAAATGTAGTGGTAAGACCCGTAAGGTATGAAGTATAAATTCCTGGAATGTGTTTATTATTTTCAATACCTTTACCGTCAAAAAATTTAATTGACCAGGTAGGAGGATATGCCATGATCACGTCGGTACCGATCGGATACATTTTTTCTTGAAATGTCCGTATAATTTCTCTGGCGGCATACGAATCTTTTAAGGTTCTGCTTACTAACTTAAAATTGAATTGGAACGAACGTATATTAGAATTTTGAAAGGTCGTATTAGTATTTGGAGCAATTACTTGCTTATTTGCAAAATCAATCACGTTTGCGACCTGTTCTTGTCTAAGAAGCTGTCGTGCGGCAATTGATGCTGCTGCCGCTACCTTTGCGCTTTTAGCTTTTGCTAAAAGTTCATTTCCCGCGGTTTTAGCCCCTGCCCCAATTGCGTTTGCTAGATTACCCTCTCCAGCGGCAGCAACCATACCTTTTGCCGCAACATCGCCTAAAATTCCTAAATCAATCGTCGAATACGTCATCGAATCGGAGAAAGTAAGGCCCTGTGGGATGGGAAAAAAGATAGGTTTAGCATCATTATCCGCACACGTAAAATTGACACAGGGCCAAGCCTTAAAATCATCTCGGAGTTCTTGGGGAAATGCTAGAATAGAAGACATAAATATCTATTTATATGACATATAAGGGCACCTTCACACCTAAGAATCCATCCAAATATCGAGGCAATGTGTCGAACATTGTCTATCGTTCTCTCTGGGAGCGACAGCTCTTTAGATGGCTCGACGAACAGTCATTCATTGCGTCATGGTGCTCGGAAGAGGTTGTGGTACCGTACCGCTGTAAGACGGACGGACGGATTCATCGGTACTTTGTCGATGTCAAGTTTGAATTCACCGATGGGCGCGTAATGTTGATCGAGGTAAAACCCAAGAAAGAAGTGAGCCCACCCAAGAATCCTGGTAAAAAGACTAAGAGATACATTACCGAGGTCATGACGTATGCAAAAAACATCTCTAAATGGGAAGCGGCAACCGAGTACGCGAGCGACCGAGGGTGGATTTTTGAGATTTGGGACGAAGACATGCTCCGTAAGTTGGGCATTAAGATACTCTAAACACATATAAATAGAACTAATGCCAGTCTCACTCTTCACAACACTTGAAAAAGAATTCAACTCCACGGGGTTTGAAAAGCGTTCGATTGAGGCAAAGGATTGGTTCATTCAGAGAGTAAAGGAGCTAAACGGCAGAATCAATCGTAGGGCGCTCCTCAACGACGATAAGGTGCAACAGCGTTCAAAGGCAATTTGGGGCAATATGTACATGTTTGCCTATGATCCTAAGTTCAAAGAGGAACTTCCGTATTACGATAGATTTCCGTTGGTTTTAGTAATCGGTCCCGCGGCCGGAGGTTTCCTTGGGCTCAACCTACACTACCTACATCCAAAGATTCGGGCCAAATTTCTTGATAAACTGCTTGGCACCCTTTCCGATGATAAACTTACAGAGAAAACTCGGCTCAAGATTCGTTATAGCCTCCTTGCAAGTGCTAGAAGACTCCGTGAATTTGCACCTTGCCTCAAGCACTATCTTACGGGTCATATGAAAACCCGCCCATCTCAGGTATTTGCACCCGACTGGGAAACAGCAATCTTCCTACCAACCGAACACTTTAAAGGTGGCACAAAGACTCAGATTTGGTTGGACTCTCGCAAACAGTATTCCGCGCGATAATTTATGTCATCAATTAACGACTTAAAATCCCAGTTAATTAAAAGAAGCGGTCCTGCTCATCAGAATCGGTTTAAGCTCATGGCCACGCTACCACCGGCGGTGAGGTCACTTACAAACTCAGAGGATCTAAATATCCTATGTGAGAATTGTACACTTCCGGGAAGACAGATCAATACCTTCGACTATCAGCTATTGAGACAGTCTATTAAAATTCCGAATGGGTACATTAACGAAGATGTAAATTTTACTTTTCTTCTTACAAACGACTACCACATTAAAAAGGTATTCGATCTTTGGTCTTCAAGCACCATTGATTTTTCAACATACCGAGCCAAGTACCTTGATAGTTACGCTGGCACATTTGAAATTTGGCAATTGGATAAAAATGACAGAAAGGTTTATGGTGTTCGTTTAAATAATGCTTTTCCTATTTCTCTGACGGGTATTGGTCTTGACAATAATGCAGAGAATACCATTCAGAAATTTAATGTAACAGTAGCATACGAGGACTTTGCTACAATCTAATTAGTCCTCATTGAGTGAATCACTCTACAAAATCATAATACTATGGCACTACCAATCATTGAAACACCGAAATATGAAACAAAACTTCCTTCCAGCGGAAAGAAGTTGGTCTACCGTCCGTATCTGGTAAAGGAAGAAAAGGTCCTAATGATGGCAATTGAATCTGAGGATCAAAAGCAGATTATGCAGGCAATGAAGGATACTATTGCTTCCTGCACCTTTGGTAAAATTGATCCCAATACCCTACCGATTTTTGACCTGGAATACATTTTTCTAAAACTACGTTCAAAATCCGTGGGCGAAGTTGCCAAAATTGGTATCAAGTGCACGAGTTGTGAAAAATCAACTGTGAATGAAGTGAATCTTGATGAAATCACTGTGAATACAGAGAACGCTCCGTCCAATAAAATTAAACTGAATGACAAAATCGGAGTTATCATGCGTTGGCCCGATGTGAATTTCATTACGGAAATGACGGGCAAATCAAAGGTCGAACAAAAAGCTGCGGCATATGACGTGCTTGTTCATTGTATTGAATCCATTTTTGATGACAAAAAGGTATATCCAACCTCAGAACAGTCTCGGGAAGAGGTTATTACCTTCATTGAATCATTGAATCAGGTCCAATTCCAGAAGATTCAAGAATTCATTGAGGCAATGCCAAAGCTTGAACATGAAGTTTCTTTTACCTGCAAACACTGCCAACATGAAAACAAGGTAATGCTCAGAGGACTCCAGAATTTTTTCTAATAGCCCTCTCCCACGATACACTGGTTAACCACTATCAAACGAATTTTGCAATGATGCAACATCATAAATACAGTCTTACAGAACTCGAGCATATGATGCCTTGGGAGAGGGAAATCTACGTTTCACTATTAGTTGAGCATATCAAGGAAGAAAACGAAAGAGCTAGAAAGAAATCTCAAAAATAACAACACCCATGGCCGACGATAAAGACAGCACATTTAAAGATATTCTATATCAACTTCAGGTTGCGAATGAAGGCATGTTTGATAATATCTCGGTACTCAATAAGATTGAAAAACTTCTTGATGTGGGAAATATGCAGTCATTGGCTTTCCAAACCGCTGAAAAAGAGGGTCCGAAAACTGAAACACCGGACACCGGTGATAATAAGGAGGTTGTTGCGGGATTGAGTTTTCTGGCTGATATAGGCACCTCAAGTCTAAAAACTCTAAACAGAATAGACTTTGCATCAGATATTACGATGCAAAGAATTGTGGAAATGACGGATGCAGCAAAAGCAAGCGGTCTTCAAGCATTAGAAAATAATAAGGAGATGTTTGAAGTATTTAAAAAAATTCAAGAAGCTCTAAAAAACAAACCAGAAAACCCAAAGAAACCAGACAAATCAGATAAACCAGAAATGAGTTGGGCCACATGGGCAGTTGCCGTGGGTGCAGCTCTATTGGGTTTTGTCGAAGGCTTTGTGGCAGAATTGGCAATTAAAGCCAAAGCTCTATTCACAGGACTCACTAAACTTTTAGACTTTGGTCCTCTATTAGCAAAAATCAAAGGTTCAAAGTTTGTTCTTACGATAACAAGAGCATTTGAATCCATTGTTTTATTTGGCGAACGTCTTGGTGCTAAAATGGGCGACTTGTTTAAGATGTTTAAAAATTCGAACTTTGTTACAAAAATTACCGAAGGATTCACTAAGATTTTAGATATCGGTAAGAATTTTGGCGCCAAGGTGGTGGGTATTTTTACATCAATTAAGAGTTTCTTTACTCAATCGGAATTCATCACCGATATAGTGAATGCGTTTAAGAATGTAGCAGCCAAATTCAAAGGTGTAAAGGACCTTGTAATGGGTATTGGAAAGGTAGGAGCAGGAGCCTCGGAAGCTGTAGGTTTATTCGGTAAAATCTTTGCCCCATTCTCCAAATTCTTTAGCAGTATTGCACAAATTGCACCACGTTTTCTGGCCTTAGGAAAGGCATTCGGGTCTCTCGCTGGTAAATTGGCAATACCAATCACCATCATTTTAGGTGTTTGGGATTCGATTACCGGTTTCATTGATGGTTTCAAGAATACCGAAGGCACAATGCTGGATAAGATTGTGGGAGGTCTCAAAGGAGGACTTTCAAAGTTGGTCGAAGGACTCATCGGTGGTCTCCTTGATATGCTTAAGGGTGCAGTTTCATGGATTGCAAAGGCTTTAGGCTTTGAAGGTATTGCGGCAGCCCTGGACAGCTTTAGTTTCAGTGAAATTCTCGGTAAACTAATCGGCAATCTTGTCGATGGTGTTGTAGGATTCTTTACCGATCAATTTGCGGTATTTAAAGTTCTATTCGATAACATTAAAAAGATGTTTAGCGGAGAGATTGATTTTAAAACGCTATTCCTTGAACTACTGGGTGGTATCATTAGAACCTTATTGGCACCGGTAAATGCCATTGGCAAATTAGCTGGGTTCGACATTACCAAGAAGGCTCTGAGTCTATTGGGTCTTCCAGATACAGGAAGAACCGATGTTGGTGGTACTCCTAAAGCTCCAAAGGTTAAAGCCGATGCAGAAGTAAAGCCGGGAGAAAATGCTACTGAAACAAATACCGTAACAACTTCTACATCCGAAAGCATTTCTCTATCCGACAGAGAACGTCTTGAAAAAGAAGCACTCACTTCTACATCTGCGCTAGTAACAAATAATTCTATAGTTGCCGCACCGGGACAAGTTCA